GTCATTAGTTGATAATACTTGATTTAATTGTACAAATACTACTAATCTATTTTGTGCTAAAAGTTTTAATTCATTTTGATCTGCTTTGCTTAGTCCTGTTAACTTTACATTTACAGATGGAGCATATACCACAGTACCATTTTCAGTAGAGCCAGTAATTGTTTCCGTAACACTAGCATTGCCTCTCCTTACTGAATATCTGTATATATCATTTGTACCCATTTCAATATCAGTTATTTCAGATGCTACAGTTGTTAAAGAAGTAATTTCATCTAATTGAGCAAAATAAATAAACTTAACACCTCCCACTAAATCTCTACATGGGATTCCCCTTCCTTTTGTTAAATTACAAGCCATATTTTTATTTTTTTAAAAGTTAAAGAGAAGGAGATTTTACTCTCCCTCTCTATAATTGTGTTAATTAGTTTTGTTGTACTATTTCAGCACCTATTCCTACTTGCACACCAGCAGAATATTTAGCAATAACACGAACATTGTCCGATCCATCAAGAGGCCTCATGTCTAAAAGACGTAGTTGAGCCATATCAGAAACTAGGTCAGTTCCAAAAAATAAATTTGATGTTTGTGCAGCAACTAAAGAATTATCAGGCATACCATAAACAACTGATAATTTAATTCCTTCAAACATAGCTTCGTAATCACTATTCATAGAATAAGCATTAACATATCCTAAACTAGAGATTGCAGAGATATATAATCTGTAAGTTTTCCAGTTCATGTAAATTCTTAAATCTTCTTTACCATAAACAGTAGATGGAATTGCAGCAGCTATACCTTGTAAGTTTGCTATAATGTTAGCAGCAGTATAAGCTACTCCTACACCACCTGCATTGTTTGTTTGAATAACATTACCATTTACTGCAAAAGCACCTGTACCAGCCGTTAAAAACCCTTCAAATTGTCCTGCATTTGCAGCAGCACCATTCCATACTGAATCCTCAATTCCTTGAGCAATATGTTGTGTGAAATTAGCAATAACAAAATCTTCAAACTTAGGTACATTATCATTCATAGCACCTGCTTTCATTTGCTCACTTTCCCAACTTTTTAGCAATTCTTCCTTGCAGTATTCTGTGTTAATTTGTAGATTCTTTGGAGTTAAGATGCTTTCTGTTAATGCTAAAGCACCGAGTGGTGTAAAGTTACAATTTGCGTTCTGTATCATTCCTGATGCAGCGAATTTCTGTAAATTTTCTTTAAACTTAATATTTTGTAAAACTGTTAAATGTTCAAGAGAAGTTGCTTCTCTCATTGCTGCTGCTAGGTAAAAACCTGCTGCCTTGCCTGCATAATTACTTGCTACTGTTAAAGCCATGATTATTATTTTTTAAATTATTAATTATTTTGATATATTATATAGTATTCTTTCTCTTTTAGTCATTTTTTCAAGATTAGATTTACTATGTTCTTTTTCTTTACTAAATTTATTAGTTACTACAGGTTTATCAGCAGGTTCTTTTGATAATTCAATTACTTTAGATTTTAATTCATCTATTTTAGCTTGATATTCAAATTCTACTTCTTCTGTAGTTTTAATTTTTTTCGGAGTAGGACTAGCTTCTGAATCCATTTCTACATCTGATTCTTCTTCTTCTATATTTCCTACTTTATCTTTTTTAAGGTCAGATACGGCATCTTCAAGGTTTTGTATTCTTTTTTCCATACCAGCCCAATCTGCAACATCTGCTTCCTTACCATCATCTTCAGCCATTTCTTCTTTATCTCCTTTTAAATCAGAAATAGCATCTTCAAGATTTTGTATTCTTTTTTCCATTCCTTTCCAGTCTGCAACATCTGCTTCTTCTTCCATTTCTTCTTCTACAGGATTGCCTTCTGTTTCTTTTTCTATTTCATCATCATATAATTCAGCAACAATTCCTTCTTTTTCTACTGAAAAGTTTTGTCCTTCATCTGTACGATATTTACCTTCTGGTAATAATATTGTTGAACCATCTTCAGTAAGTACCGAAATATCACTTCCTGCTTCTAAGGAAACGGCAGTAGATACTATAATTGTACCATCTTCCAGTTTTGCCTGAAATTCAAGGTTAACTTCTTCTTGATCTTTATTAAGTCCAAGTGCTACCAATATTTGATTTTTTAAATCCATAGTAAGTTCTTTTTTTATATAATAGAATTATTTATTGTTTGTTTGATTTTAGTAACCAACATCTTTAGCTGCATCAGAAATTTGACCATCAAAGAAATTTATAGAAATCTTACCCAAATCAATAGCATCAATTTTTCCTGATATACCTAAAGATTTTGCAGCAGATTCTACTTGTTTCATAGCAGACTTAATACTATTTACTAATTTTTCTCCTTTTTGATATTGGTCTTTGTAATTTCCATTTCTTTTTAATAACTTATCTTCTGATTTAATATTTTTATCAAATATTTTATTATAAGTTTTTTCTTGTTTTTCAAAAGATTTTTTAGCTTCTTTTAGTTGATCATTAGCTAAATCAATACCATTTTCTGCTCTATCTAATATTTCTCGTTGATTTTTAACTAAACCTTCTGTATTATTATAATCATTAAATAACATTTCTATTTGTCCATACTCTATTTCTAATTTAGTTGTTATTTTATCTAATTGACTAACTAATTTTTCAATAGTTTTTGCATCTTTAAATTTTAATTTCTTAGCAAGACTTAATTTCTTTCCAAGACTAATATCTTTAACTTTCCCTTCTTTTATTAATTCATTAAATGCACTTAGTATTTCGTGATCTGTTGGTTTTTTCATAATTTCTTTGTTAGCTAGTTTTTGTTTTCCCATTTTTTCCATTTTATCAATAAAGTAACCTTCTATACTTATGCCTCTTAATTCGCCATCTTTAATTTTTTTCCAAATTTCATCATTGTCTATTCTCATAGTAACAAACCATGTGCCTATAGGTAAATCATAGCCATATAAATTAGATTTGTCTTGATCTCCTGATTTAATCCATGATTCAGTAGTTAAAATTCCTTTAACATCTTCTTCATGCTGATAAGTAGCACTATGATGATTATTATGTTTTAAATATAATTCACTAGCTTTTTTTATTGTATCAACTGAAAAATATACATAAAAATCCGAATCTGTATTTGGATCGTGTCTAAAAATTTGCTTGTTAGGAATAAGAGCAGGAGAAATTACCATTCTTTTTTCTTCATCAATTTTAGCAAATGTTAAATTGTTTTTATGTTTTTTCATATAAACAAAATCCTGTTCTATAGCAGGATTAGTAACTAAACTAATAGCATCTATAGTCATTTCCTGATTAGAATCTGCAATTATTAATTCTACAATTTTAGTAATTTTTGATTTTTTATAATGATTAGGGTTTGCTTTTTCACAAGCATCTTTTGAATCGTATTTACACTCTCCATTTTCTCCCCACTTATATTTTCCGTTTTCGCATTTTGTACAAGGCATATTATATAATAGATTTAATTGTTAGTTGTTTGATTTATATTGTTGCTCTCCTACGAATATAAGCAAGTTTATTCTGATTATCTGTTAAGCTATCTGTAACTACATAAGCCTGAACTGGCTGCTGCTCTTGTTGCATATTTCCTAACTCAAATTTACCACTTAACATTTCAGGTGCAGGAGTAGATTCTATATTAGGAGCAGAACCACCACCACCACTACTTCCTACATCAGTAGCATATATTTTTCTAACATTCGCTATTCCTGCTGCTATAACTGCTGCTCCTGTAACAAAACCTGCTACACCTCCTTGTGCAAAAGCCTTATTAGCACCTACATAAGTATCAATTATTGCACTTGCTGCTGCTAATTCTTTATTATCTCCTGCTAATGTACTTAAAGCACTAGAAAGACCTGAATATGCACTTAATTGTTCATTAATACCTTCTTGAATTACTTGTGATTTTTGTTTTTCATAAGTTTTATTAATACCATCAATTTCTTCCCCTGCCAATTTAGCCATTTTAACTTTTTCATCATAGGCATTTTTTAATTCTAATAACTCTCTTTCTATCCCTGATAAACCCTCTAAAGCAAGTTCATTCTTTACCTGTAATAATTCATTTTCTAAAGCAACCCTGTTTACTATTTGTTCTGAAAGCTGACCTCCTATAGCTTCTTCAAGTTCAAGTTCAGCATTTTGTGCCTCCATTAAAGCTAATTTGTTTTCATCATTAGCATTTTGTTCTACTGCTAATTCTGCTGCTCTAATTTGTTTTTGTATTTGTTCTCTTTGTAAAGATTGTTGTTCTTTTAATACTTCCCCTAATCTATTATTAGCATTTATTCTTTCTTCAAAACTTAAATTTACATTATCTCTTATTTGTCTTTGATCTTCAGCTTCTTTTAATTTTTGTGCATTTAATTTAGCAAATTCTGCTTGTGCAAATTTAGCAGCTTTTATAGATGCCGTAGTTGCTTCTGCAAGTTCATAGTTTGATTTAATACTAATCTTAGAAACACCTTCTGCTACCTTATCATAAATAGCACCTATTTCTGTAACTGCATCTCCGAAATTACTTACTATATTTTTACCTGCATCTAATGCAGCTTCTCCAGTTTCTTTTATATCTAATTTTGTTAATTCTATATTATCCCTTAATTCTTGCATTTTACCCTTATCTCCACCTCCTAAAAAGGAATCTTCCCATGCTAACATAGATTGATCTATAGCTAATTTAATAGCAAAGAATGATAACTTTAAAGGTGTAATTGCTAAAGTAGTTATCCCTTTAATTACTGCACCTAAACCATTAAACCTATCAGAAGATGCAGTAACCCAAACAACTACATCTGCTAAAGTACTAGCTAAATCATTAAATGTTTTAGATATAGTACCAACTACTGTATCCATAGTATCTAAAAACTTTTGGTTTCTTTGTAATGCTTCTTTTAAAGCTACAAATCCTGCTATAATTAAACCAATACCTGCTGCTTTTAATGCAACACCAAAACCTTTAGCAGCAGTAGCCATACCTTTAAAACTTCCTGCTGATTTTTTAGCTGCTTTTCCTGTTTCTTCTGTTTCTTCAGCAAATTTACCCATTTGTTTAGCAGCATTTTCAGTATCTTTTGCTACTTCTCCAATGTTACTTTTTACTTCTGCCTCTATTATTTGTGCCATATCTTAGAATGTTGTTTGTAATTGATTTTGCCATAGTTTAATACTTGCAGTCCATTGTATTCTTGTTCCTGCTAATCCTGTAACGTGAACACCAAAAGAAGTAGCAGTAACATCTTTCATTTCTGCTGATATATTCATACCACTTTGTCCTGCCGTTACTATATGAGTTGATGTTTGATGATATGTTGATGCAAGTCCGTTTGTAAATTTTACTGCACCTGTTAATTGAACATATCCATATTCCCCAACTTCTCCTTCTCCTCCATAATTGATACCTATAACATTAGCTTCAAAACCTATTACTGAATTAGCTACTTTTTGAATATATGTTAATGGTAAATACTGAGTAAGTAAAGCAGTTTCTGTAGCATCTAAAGTTTTATTAGATTGTTGAACAAATGATACTTGGCTTAATCCTATTTTCTCATTAAAGCCTCCTCCTGCTATTACTACTTCACTTTGATTTTTTGCTTGTCCATATATACCATTTAAAATAATAGAATTATTTACACCATTTTCTATTTGATGTTTTTCCCCATTAATTATATTATTAAAGTTATTGCCTTTTGTTACACTTTCTTGACCATTAAGAATAGTATTTTTAGTTCCATTTTCAGTACCTCCACCACTTGTATTATTAAATATATTATTGAATTTATTATTTAATGTAGAATTATAACTAAAAGCATTACAAGTTGCAGTTGCACTATTATATGTATAACCATAAGCCTCACAAGCATCTTGGTTAGGTATTACATTATTAGTTCCATCAGTAAATCTAATTTCCCCTGTTCTTAAAACTTCTTTAGGTTTTATAGTATATCCTTTTTTAAATTCCATTATCCTATTAATATAAATTCAACAGTTGATAAATCATTTGGCTTGTATTCTATTTTATTAACTCTATAATTTTTGTTTTTAATCATTACTTGATCATAAAAATTAAATTGGTTTATGTCTGATGCATTTAAATTTACTTTTAATGTCATATATTTAGTATCAGGATTATAAAGTTCATTATAATAAGGCGACCAATAAGTATTATATAAATTATCTACAGGTGCTACACCCATATTAATTAATTGTATTTCTCCAAAATTTAAATCTGTATCAGTATATGCTGATGGTACTTTTGTAGTATGACTAAATCTTAAATATTCAGTAGCTTGTTCTCCACTAACACCATTTTGACTAGGAATTTTATATTCTACACCTCCTGATAAAGTAAATGGATTAGGAGATACATTAAATAAAATTCTAGGATTATTATTAAAACTTTCAAATTCAGTATTATCATCATTAGATGAATATATTACAGGAACAATAAAATCACCTAAATAATCTGCTAAAGGTTTTATTACAGTAGCTGAAAAAGGTTCTGCTGATATTTCATCTTCTCCTGTTAATAATGTTAAATCAGGATTAGTAAATTTATAACTACCATAATCTACCTGTGTAATATTTCTATAATAATTATTAGGATAACTATCATCATTTGCATATTTAAACATTGTTGTTTTGACTAAATCTAAAGGAGATAATTTTATTTCAGTTATATCTATTTTATCAGTCCAATCATATAATATACCTCTTGATGCTAAAGAAGTTCCTAAACTATTTTTTATAAAAATCTCACTATAAGGTTCTATATTTAAATTATTAGGATTGTTTTTATCTTGTAATACAACTAAATTAAACATATTAATTAAACTTTTCAAAAATTCCCATTGACCTAAATCTCCTCTTAAAGTATTTAATAAAACTGAATTTAACATTGAATTAATAGTAATAGTACCACTCATATAGGTATTATCTATTTGTGTACTAGGCGTAATTTGTTGCCCTATTGCTCTTATACCATTATTAATAGAACTTGAAACTTCTATATTAAATGTATCTCCGTTATTTAATGTTTCTATTACAGTTCCAGTATATACATAAGAAGAATTTGTAGATTGTACAATAGTTTGTTGATTAATTTGTCCATTACCTACTAAATTACCACTACTATCTTTATGCACCCATCTTACTAATAATGTGCTTGTAACTAAAAAACTAAAAGTATAATGATAATCAAATTGATAAATTGTATTATTAGCAGTACAAGTAAATATTGCAGTAGATGAATTATATCCAAATTCAAAAGGAAAAGAAAAATTATCAAATATAACAGGTGCTAAAGTTGAACTTATATTTACTGAAGTTATTAAATCAGCATTTCCTGTATGTTCACTATCAGTAGGTGCATTACCTGCACCCCAATTAAAGTCCATAAACATTTTACTAAATAATGCACCATCTATAAAGTCTGATGTATAAGTAAAATTAGTATCATCAAAAATTTGTTTTATAATATATTTGCAATTTATAAATGGTCTAAAAGCATCTTCTAAACTATTTAATTTTATATTATTATTAGAATCTACATCATAATCTCCTACCCAATTTACAAAAGGGTATTTTAAAACTGTTGTATGTAATGTAGGATTTGTTAATGTAGGATCATAAGCATTAGATGCAGGAGTTAATGGGAATGTTAAAGTTATACCTGTATTATCATACCAACTTGCTTTGATATTTGTTTTTTGATAATCATGTGTTAATTCAGAAAAATCTAAATCTCTAAACTTTCTATTTTCTAAAACTTCTTTTAATGCTATGTTTTCTGAATATAAATTTACACTATAACTAATTTCTCCTTCTTTATTTACTATATCTAATAATTTTAAATAACCTTGAAATATAGTATACCCATTTTGTTTTAATATACATTGTGTTTTTACATAAGGATTAAAACTAAAAGCATCTTGTATTCTTGTTACATCAAACAAATGAGTAAATATTTTATTATTTCTTTTAGTTGCAGGTAAATTAAAGTCTTTAGAATAACTTTGTACTTTTTCAGCTACATTTTTAAAATCATCTATTGAAAGACTTAATGGTATATCTTCTTCTTGATATAAATCACATATAACTTGTCCATCAGTTACTTCTGCAAAAATATTAGATGGAGCATTTACTTTATCTTTTATACTTATAGAACTTATCTTAAGTTGAGTGCCATTATTATTTCTGTAATCAAGAGTAAGTATTTCTTGAAAATGACCTGCCGTAAAATTAAAAGTTAAAACATTAGCAAAAGAAGTAGGATAAGTTTGAATTGTACCACTACCTAAAGTCTGAACACCTTGTACTGAAGAACCTGTAGAACCTATTATTAAACTACCACCTGCTGCTGCTTGTGATATTGTTATTTGTAATTCATATTGAACACCAAAGTTTAAATTTTCAATCTGTTGATATATACCACTACTAGATGTTCCTGAATTTGAAGAATAAAATATAACATCATTTGCAAAACCTTGAGTTGGTATAGATACATTTTCAAATGGTGTTCCAGTAGTTCTAAATCTTTTCCAAGCAGCTATAGGCTGAGAACTTATTAATGTATCAGCTACAGGATCAGATTCATTTAAAGGAACTGCATAACCTGATAATGAGTTTAATAAATAAAAATTAACACCATCTGCTACATATTGATTTAATATAGGAGAAGTATAAACCCCTTGATAATTTTGTGGATATAAAACTAATTGTATAGACATTATACTGATTGTGTTCTTTTGTTATGTGTTTTTTCTAATTGAAATGTATATTGTATTAACTTATCATTTACTTTAGTTTTTCTAACATAGCTTGATGTAGTCAATGTTACAGGTTCTACATATTTGTTTGTAATACCACTTCTTGCATCATTTACAGAACTATCAAAACTATTTAATAAATATACTTCTGTACTATTAATTAAATCTTCAAACCATACTGCTTCACTATCTAATATAAAATCTGTATTAACTGTTATAAGTTGTTTAGTATTTACTCTAAAGTTTTTCTTTCCACCTTTATATCCATTTATTCTATAAGTGTTATCATTCCATGTACCTCCTTGCTGAGTATAAGATGTTCTATTTGTTTGCAAAGATTTAATAGATTTTTTTACAAAAGTATAATAATCCCAAGTGCCATATTTATTTAACCATGTAAGTCTTATAGATTCAAAACCTTTACAAGCATTACCAATAATATTAATTTTATACAATTGACTTATTTCAGCAGTATTATCATCATAGGCTCTTATAGTGTAATAGCTTACTTGTGTTTTATATGTATCCCATACTGTACTCCAACCATCTAAATTAGCAGGAAATGCACCAAAATATAAAAGTCTAGCAGCAGAAAAATCTGATGGATATTGCCAACCTCCATTTGAATCTATACATTCAATTTGAAAAGGACTTACTAATAATGTTCCTGCACTATTATATAAACTTATTTCTATATTATCAACTCTGTTAAGAGTAGCATTATCAGTACCTACTTGAAAACTATTAGTAGATGTATTCAAGAAGTTAAAGAAAGATAAAGTACCATAATCTGATAGTTTAGCATATTGTTCTATTGGAGCATTACTTATAAATTTACCTAAACTTCCATAAAAATCATTAAAAATTAATTTTGGAACATCTAAATTATAACCATAATTATTTTTGTTTAATTTTAAAGGATCATCATAATCTAAAACTCCATTGTATATTAAATATTGTTCGGATAATATTGGTTTTAAAAAACTTAACCTATCAGTTGAAGTAGCACTATCAAAATATTCTATGTTAAATGTTACTTGAAAATATCTAGTGTTATTTTTATTAACTGCATATTTATCTATTAAATGTATTGGATGAGGATTGTCTAATGAATAATTAACTCCTTTAAATTGACTGATACTAGCATTTAAATATTCAACACCTTCTTGTTGTGGCTCTACATAACTTTCTAATATTGGTTTCATAGAAAATATACCTACACCTTTATTATTTGGAGTAACTTTTAATGTTGCAACTAAATATGATGCTTGACCTAAATTACTAGATTCATTAGCAACATATACTTGTGCAGTAAATTTAACCCTATATTTAGAAGAAATAATTGTTTTATCTGATACAGTAAATATAATGTCTTGACCTACTGGTAAGGTGTTATATAATGGTCTTTGTTCTATTATCATTTTTTTAAATTATTTAATATATCTTCTTTAACTGCTTTACCTACTTGATCTGCAAACCCTCTTAATTCTAATCCTAAAGGCTTTTGAAAAAAACTTAAACCATCATGACCTTGTGTATATATTTTTCTAGCTATAAGAAACTTTAAACTCTTACGAGATATAAACCTACCCTTTGCATCTCTAGGTGCTATACCTCGCATTACAATCCATTTATCTATCCCTCTAGTTAATCCACCATCTCTAGACTTACCAAATGAATAAGGGCTTTTTTGTCTTTCTCCTTTATAGTCTACAAAAGTCCTACTCTTTTCACTACCTGAAGTTCCTTTGTCTACAAACTCCCCATAATCAATCATACTAAATATTACACTAAAACCATCATTTGTTCTAACTAATCTAAACTCAATACTATTTAAAAGATTTCCTGTTACTACTTTATCTTTTCTTTTTAATATTCCTTTAGATTTATTTACAACACTTTTACCAAAGCTATTTAAGTATCGTTCTAATGCTTTCACTATACACTAGCTACAAACACTTCTAAATCTACATTAGTAGTTCCTACAGGTTTAACTATAATATTTTGTAATGCAGCCATTGTACCAAAACTAGGATCAGTATCAGCTTCTGCTAACATAATATTATCTGCTGCTCCTAATATATGTGATTGCCCTGCTTTTAAAGTAACTTGGTATAAAGTTGCTGCACCTACTACTGCTAATTCTACAGATATAGTTGCATTAAGATTTGTTACTCTTATATATCTTACATCTTCTTTATCCAATTGCACTACTGCACCATAAGAGTTAGTATTAAAAGCTACTAAAGTAGTTTCTTGTGAATGAGTACAAGTTACTATTCTTTCATAAGCATTATTAATTCCTGTTGTTGTTACTGTGTTTGTACTACCCCTTACCGATCCATTTAAGACAACCGATTCTGTAATTGTTGTTACTAAGTCTGCCATTTTTATTTATATTTTAATTGTTATTTGTGGTGGTATTATTTTAATTATTACTTTACCTATCTTTATCTTATTTAATCTCTTTAGTATCTCAAACATTATTGTATTGCATCAGTTGTTGCTTGTGGTGCTATACAAGTATTGTATTCATTTTCTATTATTACAGGTATTGTAAAAACCCAACCTGTTACTGAGTTGTCAAATCTTTCTGTGAATGGCTCTATCGTTATATCTCCATCAGTAAAGTATTTAGGTAAAGCATTTACTCCTTGATTAGATAATAATAGACTTTCTCCATTTTTAAACGTACCTATTAAATCATTACATATTTGTAAACAATTTGATAATACTTCCTGCTCATTAACCAAGTCTGGAAATACTAAGTCCATTATAAATATCTGAAAGTTTAAAGTCATCTCGTGATTACCTGCTACTGCATTAACTGGATTAATGTGCATCAAAGGGAAAAAAGTGTTTTTAGATAAATCAATCTCCCACAAATCTCCTGTGGTTACTGTCTTAATCATATAATGCTGCTGCCCTAATTTCTTTAAGGTATCAATAGTATTGTTGTAATCTTTAAAGTATGTCATTTTGTTACTGCTTTAGTTTCATTTAAATCTGTTTCATAAGTTAGCCAAGTTAAACATTCATACAAACTAAGATTAGTTATCTTTTCTAGATTAACTATCTCCCCATTTGTCAATCTATACATTACACCAAACCAATTCCACTTTTTGCTGAATTGCTCTGTTGCAGATTGTCTATCACTTTCTTGCTCAGTTCCATTAAATATAACGGCAAAAGTATCGCAAGTTCTTGTACGAAAATCCAAAAAAAAACCAAAGAACTATTTACATCTCTTGCTTTCATCTTCTTAAACTTCTCTGCTCTTATTCTAGTTGTTGCACTATCATAAGCCTTAATACTATAATACTTTCCTTCTTTCTCTACAATAGGTCTATACAATACAGACATCAAATTTTCTAAATTATTTTCTACTCCATTTTGTATATAAGTTTCAATGTCAGCATACTCTCCTAAAGTAATATCCTCAAGGTTAGGATGAAAGCCATACTCTACTCCATCAACCTTAATTATATTTTTTAACTTAGTATCTTCACTTTCTTGTAGTTTAGCTATTTTATTTAAAATCTTTGATATATCATTTAAACTTAACTCCTTTATTAAATTTGTAGGTATATCTGATAATGTTTTAATTGTATCTAATGCTTCTTTAGATTTAGATTTGTTTTTATTATTAATAAGTTTTGCCCATTTCTCTAATGTTACATCATCCCAGCTATTTATTAGATTGTATGTTTTTTGCTTACCTTCTTTCTTAATCTTTACTTGCATAATATATAATAGAATTAATTGATATTTAGTTTAAAATAGTATATTTGTATGTTTTCATAATCGTTTAAAGTTTTTTTAAAAGGTGTAGCTTCTAAAGTTGCACCTTTTTTATTGCACATAATACTTACCTAAGTTTGGATTATCTAAATGGTATATAACATTATACCTTACTCCATCTATTGAATGATTGTAATTGTCTACATATAGCTTAGAACCTTTGTCAGCATAAACATAGTTGTTTAATTCTTTAGCTATGTTAGTAGATTCTGGTGTAACAATTAATTGATAGTCTTGCATACGAGTAATACCACTTTCTATAGTTCCTTTTTTAACTGGTTTAATGTTTACACCTAAATATCTTAAATCTTCTATTAGTCTAGGCTCTGCACTATCTGCAATAATTAACTTGTTTTCTACCTTTTTAAGTATTATTTCTGCTAATTCGTGCGATTTTAAACCATTTCTATAAATATGTTCTTTTAAGTATATCTTCATTTTCTTCTTATCTATAGCTACCTCAGTTAAACTATCAGGATCAACAGAGAAACCAAAGTCCATACCACAAGATGTTTGTAAACCATCAGGATTAAATTCTCCTAACACCCAATTACTAAACACAACACCTTCAGCTTTGTCAAGCCAACCACCCATAATTTTATGAGTATATTTTTTAAAGTTTATATCTTTAAGTCTATATATTCTATCTAAAAAACTTTGTGATAGGTTTTCTTTATTATCTAAGTAATTTGTATGTATATAACAAACGTTATCCTTAACACCATTAAAACCTGCTGATACACCTCTATCTTCAAAGAATCTTTTATATATCCAATGTTCTTTTGTAACTGGATTTAACACAAGTATAATTCTATTTTGTACATTCTTTTGTCTAATACTAAGATCAATAGTATCAAATATGTTTTCATCTACAAGTTCTTCTGCCTCATCTAATACCCAAGTAGATGTACCTTGTAAAGATTTAAGTGATGCAGTTTGATTTCCTGCTGATGTTTTAATACCTCTAAACAATATATCACTATTTGTTGATGTATTGACAACCTCTGACTTATTGATGCTAAATATATTATCATACCCTAATAGTCCTATCTTTTCTAAGAACTCAGGTATAATAGATAGATGGGCAGATACCATTGTAAACCTTGTAAACAACACTCTTACCCCTTGTGTCATTGTTAGTAGTGTTAAGAATACGCTAACGGCATAAGACTTGCCTGATCCTCTACCACCAGTTATAATGTAGTACCTAGATTTAGCAGAAAATAATGCACTATACTTTTTATTCAGTTTCGGATTCAACAAAGTTTATTATAGGTATGTTTATTGTTTCGCTATTACTTGTAACATCTACTCGTTGTTGTGGTTTACCATAAAAGTATTCAAAGAATAATTTAACTGCCCATTGTTCTCTGTTCTTTAAGCCTTGTTCTAAAGACTTTAAAGCATCAGGATTCATAGGTGTTAAGTTCTCTATTAGTTTTTGTTCTTCAGCTTTAGCCTTTCTACCTGCTCCTTCTCTTTTACCACCATGTGTCATTTGAAATAATTTGATTAATCAAGATATACTATATAATAGAAATATCTCTTATTTGTTTTTATCGTTGTAGCTTGATTTTAAGTATGTTATTCTCTTTTTCAAGGAACTCTACAGTAACTCTTAATTGTGCTAACTCTGTTTTTAATTCTAGCATAGTCATAACACAATCATCTTTATATGTTTCAAGCTTATCTACTCTTGTTCTAAGATCATCTCTGTATATTGTTTGTTCTGTCTTATCTTCTTTATCTTTCTCTCTTTTGTTTCTTATTAAAAATTCGTAGAACTTCCAACCCCCTGCTCCAAACATTACAGATATTGCAGTAATTATTATTGTTGTTATGTTATCGTTCATAATAGACTTTTATGTAATTGTTCTTTTTTTAGTTTAAGATATATCCATAGCCACATAGAGAAGTACCAAGATGTAATAAGTAATGCCCTAAAATCTAATAAGTCAAAATTTTCCTCAGTATAAATACTTAGACAATATCTTACAGTAGAAAACAAATATAAGACTAAGTACATACCTATAAACCTTATTAAGTAATTTAAATTGTTTAAAGATAAAACTATAGATAAAGAAAGTATAAGGTATGTAAGGTATAACCAATATGTATTAGGCTGCCCTAGTTCTAACCAATAAGAATATTTAGTCCATAAGACTTGATTGTTAAGACAGTCGCTTATACACCACCAGAACAATAAACTGTGGTAGTCAAAGTAGACCAAGATGTTCTTTATGTTATTAAAGTAATTTCTAATTATATTCATTGGGTAACATTAATCTTATTCCTAATTCTGTTAAAGCCCATATCCTTATCTGTTCTGCATACACTTCAAAGGCTTTAGTGTTTAGTGTTGCCGTACTTCCTATCTTACTTATGCCTATCTTCTTATCGTTTATCTCTAACATCTCCCATTCTTGCAGAAACTTAGCCCTTAGTATATCGTGCATCTCTTGTGGGAAGTAGCCAAGTGAATTACCTAATTCTTGCACTATACATTTCCAATAGTAATTGTTCTGCATATTTGATCTATTGTTTCTTTGCTTCTTTACATCAACTATATAATCATTACCTAACTCCTTTAAATAGTTTATTAGGCTTTGCTTATCTTTATCATCCTTTATTACAAACTTCAAGATATTGTATCTTTAGCCCTGCTCCAAAGTTTATCATTCTTATTAGATAGAGTAGGTTCTGTTCTTTTAATGTTAGGAAAACCACCAAACTTAAAAATTTCTTGCATATATTCTCCACACTCTGGACATTCAGTTCCTACATTAACTACTTTAGAATTTATTACTTTCATTACAACTCTACTTAATTCTTTTTGTATTTCACATTTATTACATTGATATTTTAACATATTGGTTTTTTATTTAATTCAACTCTTTGTTTTCCATTAGATTTAGTTCTTGTATCTTTTCTGCCTAATGTATTCCAACCTGCAACAGGATAAGAAAAACCAAACTGCATTATAAAAACATTATAAATTTTAGTACAATATAATTTATTATTTTTTGGCATTTTTTTTATTTAAATTTTTAATTCATTATTTAAAATAAAGAGGAGTATTAATAATAAAATTAAAGGATGCTCTTATACACCCATTACTTTCAAATGGCAAAATTGCCTACTCCCCTTTATTTATTTTCAATTCATCTAACTCAAACTTCAAATGATTTATCGCTTTTTCTATACACTTTTCTGGAGAACTGTGTTTAAAATTAGCCCTTAACAAATAAGTAACTGCATTACCAATATTCCAACTTAACTCCCAATCTGATATTACTTTTCTAGCTTCGTACTTATAATTCTTTCCTATATAATAATCTGGTATCTTACTCATATTTTTCGTATATTCTTTTAATTCCTTTGTAACAATCATTAAGGCAACTGCTGCAACTTGTACCTGTATCATAATTTGTTCCATAAATTACATTAAACAATTCAATCATTCTTTTTTTAGTTGCTTGATTTTTTGCAACACCTTTATTTATATTTTTCCAAACTAACATAACTTCTTCTACTAAATGATTAGGTATATCATCAGGCTGCTCTATCTCTTTTGTCTTTAACCAATATCCTTGTGGACATTCTTGATTCCCTAATCTAGCTTTAATAGACATAAAACATAAACAAACTTTACAACTTCCAGTTGGCTTAAAATAATAATCACAAGCCTTACAAATATCTATTCTGTCTTTATAAATTTCATCTTTGACAAAAAACTTATTCATCTAAAAGTTCTTTAAGTTGTTCTCTTACCTTGTCAATAGTAGTAAATAAACTGTTTCTGCTTATACCAGTCTTTTTAGCTAATCCTGATAAAGTATTGCCTTCATAGTAATATAGCTTAAAAACATCTCTATCGTACCAATACAAGGATTCTAATGCCTTATCTATTTGTTCTAGTTTCTGCCATTGTACATACTCCTCTTGATTAGGTATATTATATAAATGCTTTTGATTAGATGTTTCCCCTGTCTTTACAATATCATAAGTTATAGTACTTGTTTGTTCATCTAAATTTTTATAATAAATATTAAATTTATAATAATAAGGACTTCTGACACTTGTAAAACTTCTTCTTAGTATTACTGCTCCATACCTTATTAAACCTTTCTCTCCATCCTTAATCCAAATATTTTTTAAAGTAGATTTGTTCATCTGCATAAAATATAATAGACATTCTTGTACTACCTCATCAATATAGTTTATGTCTTTAGTAAACTTATAAGACATCTTCACAAAAGTCTTTCTACAATCTGCTACTGCTTGATATACTTCAGTCATTTTTATTTTCTAAATCAGCCAAATTTAAAACTAAATCAGCTAAATACTTATCTAATAATCTTTTATATGTACTTAATGATTCTTTATTTCTTTTTGTTTCAATACCTGCAAAATAACCATTACAACAAACTGATAAATTAATAGGTAGTATCATTAACCAATCATTCCAATTACCTATTCTTTCATCTACATCTTTACCATAAGCATTGTGATACTCTATAATTAAATTTACTACATCACAAAAATTATCATATTTTAGATCAGAAGAACATTCATCTACAAAAGATAACATTAAATTTAAATATTCACTAACATATATTTCATGTTCAGCATTAGCGAAAATAGGCTTTATCATTTTCAAATATAATCATTATAATTATTCTATATTTTTTTCTAATTTCAATTTATTAACAATTGATTTGTAATAAGTTATCTTTTCCTCATAATCTATTCTAGACATTTTTACTATTTTCCTTGCTTCCATTTCTAATGATTCAGCAGTTCCTTTCCCATATTTATTATCAATGTAAATACTCATTTTATATTGCTCTCCTTGTGAAAAACAATTACAAGCTATACATTGTACTGCACAATTTTGTTCATTCCATCTTGTAGAATGATGTCTGCGAGATTGAAAATGTCCGTTTTGCATACCGACCTTGTAGTGTCCTAACTTACCACAAGTACAACAACTTACAATTCCTTCTGGAGTAGATAATTTTAGCCTAATGTAAAGACTAAACCACTTATCTAATTCTTTCTTTAACTTACTAATAGTCTTTACCCCCATATTAATTTTTGCTCAAATACTGGTTTAGGTTTAAAATATAGATACTTAGCTATAGTAGTTTGTCTGCCAAATCTAGATTCTACTTTTAAATCAGATGTATGTATTCTATAACCATCTTTTTTTAATTTATATATAATATCAGAAAGTCTAGTAGCACCATATTCCTTTATGGCTTCCCAACTTGTAATATGTCCATAATTATTTAAATGCCATTTAATAGCATCTTTTTGAGTTTTAACTTGATCTTTAGTAATTTTAATTGTTTTCATTTTAATTAATTTAAGATTTAAATTTTTTTAATTCTTCTTCTGTAAAATAATTATTGTTCTCTAATTTATTAGTATTTTTTTTTGCATCATTATATAAATCTATATTTTTTTCTTTTATAAATTCTTCAAATACTTCAAACCAATGAAGTTTTGAAAGTTGTTTGCTGCTTATTTTTTTTTCATTTAAAAATAAATATTCTACAGTTTCATAAAGTTTTTTATAATTTTCTTTCATAATTTAGTTATTTTAATAATTTTAAAGGCTCTTGATAAAAAGGTACATTCTTTTGATTTAATGTTTCTGTTTTATAAATTGCCTCGTTAATAGTTTTTTTATGTGAAATAATAAATCTGAAAAATGTTTTAATATTTATAAAAGGCTCAAACTCGCAATACCTTACGCCTACATGAAAAGATTCCTGTATTTGATTAAATGACATTCTTCTAAATCTATTTTCTTTTTGTAAATCCTCTGCAAATATCTTAGCAAGAGATGCCATTGTATTAGCATCTGTTCTATGTCCTAACTCTACTGAAGTCTTAGCTATTAAATCTAAAGTTTTTTTTATTAGTTCTTTAATGTTTTCATCTTGTAATGCTTTCATTTTTTTAATTTATATTTATTCATATCATTCATTTGCCGTATATAAACTTTAGCCCTATACTCTGGAGTAATGTCTACAAGATTATTATTATATTCCTGCTTACCACTATATTTAAAATAATTATCTAAATCTATAACATTTTCTTTATATAACTTTTTAAAATATATTGCTTGTTTTATTTCATCTATATAACTCATAATAAATTTTTAGCTTTTTGCCATTCATTAATCTGTGAATCTAATTTAGATGTACCTATTTTTTTTGGCTTATCCCATTTCTTAGAATTTTTCTGCCATCTGGATAATCTTAATTTAATTTCAAATGTTCCTTGCTTTTGAAACCTCATCTTTTTAATTCCTTCTGTCCAATAACTTATAAAATCTTCTTTCATTTCTTTTGGGTAATCAAAAAACATAACTTGATTAACAAATTTTTCCTTTATAGATATATTATTACTTGTAGTATTAATACTTGTAGTATTATACTCCATCTTTTCGTGTATAGGGCTATCCATTATTTTCGTGATACTTATACATCTTCGGATGATTTGTTTATTAATATCTTTTTCTATATCTATATTAACAAAACCATAACTCTTTAAATCAGAAACCCAAGAAGATATAGTGTTTTTACTTACATTATATAAATTAGCAAAGTAATTATTTGATGCAAAACAATAACCATGTTTATTGCTTAACGCAGTTATCTCTCCAAATAATAATTTAGCATTAGGCTTTAATGTTGAGTACC